ATTGACGCTATCATGGCCGAGATGACGCCTGAATGGCAGCTAACCATGCGCTTTGCTTGCACGACGGGTTTGCGCCAAGGCGAGCAGCGCGCATTGACCTGGGGTTGTCTCGATCTTGCAAATAGCAAAGTGAACGTGACGCGCTCGGTGAAGCATAAGACGAGAAAGGTCGGCACGACCAAAACGAAGTCGGGCCAGCGCACCGTGCCGCTTACGCGCGATATGGTACAAGCGCTGAAAGAGCTTTACATTCGTCGCGGACGTCCAAACGATAAAGAAGCGCTGGTCTTTTGTTCCAACGTCGGCACACTGCGTATGCCATATAAATATTTAAAGGCGCTTCACAGAGCCTGTGACGCCGCTCAAGTAGAGCGTATCCGCTGGCATGACCTCAGACACTACTATGCGTCTAAGCTGCTGATGGCTTACGGAGATGATCTTTATCGTGTGAAGTCATACATGGGACACGCGACCATCGCAATCACTCAGCAAACCTATGGTCACTGGCTATGTGAATCTGGCGAGGATACGGAAGCCGTAGACAAGCTGTCTGCGATATTTTGATTGACGCCAAAATATTTTTCAAGCACATCACGGCGCACTAAACAAGTTCTGCCACTTTTAATAAGTTTGATGTCGTTTTTTCTTAAGAAATACAATGCGCGCTTGCGAGCGTTGTCATCGTTTTGACCAAACAATGCTTGCGCTGCCTCTGTCATGGTGAGCAGAGATCCCGCCATCAGCCCCACCCCGTCTTAGTATTAAGTGAGGGTTCAGCTGGTGCTTGGTTCGCATTTAAATTGTCGTAGTTGTTTACATATAATGTGATACGATGCTTGACGGGAAAATCTTTTGCTTCCAGCCCATCCATGCGCTCATGCACGACAACTTGTATCCCTGCGCCAGTTTGCTTCATCAAATCATAGATTTGGTTTTGCGCGTCAATTTGCTCGGCCGTGCGCGGTTCATATCGCTTCTCAGCATCATTCCATTTCGTGGGCATGTTCACCCAGCCGGTCAGCCGATAGTGCTTTGATGTGTCTATTTGTTCAAATGTATGTGTACCTTTTGAGAAGTGGGGCATCATCTTTCTCCGTTGTTTAATTGATCCCAGCGGACATCTATGTACGCTATTAATTCATTCGCCCACTCGTTATTGAACTGCCTCAATGACTTAAGTTTGTCATTTTCTTTTTCGCCCAGCTTTTTAATTTGCCAGGTCGCCGTCATTTTACTGACTTTGTCTTTTGTACTGGTCATCCAGTCTTGCCAGCGTTTAGCTGGATCTTCTGGCTCTGGCCAAGGAATATCGTTGGCGGGAGCATTAGCAGTCATCGCAAAGCCGCTCCCGCCTGGCGAGGAACTATGAGCCAATTCCCCACGTTCTTGACGCACGGCGTGATCGTGCGCAGCGTCCATGTTCCGCATTCGTCCTGTTGCGCGGTTTCCATCGTCATCCTCGGTGGAAAGGCCCGTGAGCGCGTGTATCCCATACCTCTTGGCGTAAGTGATCGCACTCCCCAGGCCCTGCATATCTATAGGCATAGCTTTGCCTTGACCCTTGTCATAGGTTTGTGATGGCACGTAAATTTTACACTGAAACGTTTGACCGTTTTGATGGACCAGTTGAGTTGACACAAACTGACCGTACTCATCAGCTCCACCCACTTGCATCAGCGCAAATCCATTGTTGTTAAAGGGCGGCAGGACTGTATCAATAACCTCATCGAGCGGAGCATATACGCTTTTGTGAAATGGATTCTTGGCACTCTTTGCAGCTTTGCCCATCTCGCTTTGTGCTTTAATGAATGCGCGCACAGCTGTTGAATAATTTTCACTTTGCATCAGACGGCCAAGCCCCACATCCTCTTTGCTTCGTCGATGTAAGCTGGCGGCTCCTGCCAATGCAGAGCATTAAAGTCAGGTGACACCAGGCTTAACAAATCTTGTTTGTTACTTGCTTGTTTTAAAATGTTCTCTGTGGTTTTGTGCCTCATTGCGATGTCGCGGATTACTTCTTCGAGGAATTGCGGACGCAGCTCTGGGGTATTATTCTGATCGAAGACACGGTAATCATGCGCGTTGGCATAAACTAGGAACGGCGGCTGACGTCCATTCAGTGCGTAGAACCCCGCAGCCTGATAGACGTTGTTCATGTCAAACATTCCTGTCAGGCTGGATGGCAGAGATGCTTTTGCCCACGTCGTTTTATTTTCAATATTTGCGAGTGGCTTGCGGGATGGCCTAGACCATTTTGTTTTGAGGTCGCCACGGCGCCCATAGTCTGGCAGAGTGTTGTGAGGCAGAAGGTTAGATGGCAGCATGTTGATGTATTGTGTTTCTCCAATGATCTGATTGTCGTGCCTCATAGCCTCTCTCAGGCCCAGGACCGCATGTTCAACGACCATTGGTATTTCATCAACGTACTTCTCTTTGCGCAGCATATCGTCTTCTAAGACTGCTGGGGTCCAATCCTTCGGAATGTAATTACGCATTCTATCTTGGGCGACCAGCGCAGCCTCTGTAACGCTTAACGTCTGGCCGGTATCTGTCTCTGGAACGAGGTGTAGATCACATGCGTCTTGCACTGCGCGTCCTGCTTCCATTGCGGCTGAGCCGCGTCCTACTGTGAAGCTGCGCAGTATCGATGCAGCTTGCTCGTGTTCTGCCTCGCGCGTTTCATCTTTAAGGACATATCGCGCCCATTCAATTGACGGGCGCACATGTGTCTTTTCAAACAATTTTTTGGCTCGATCTCCAGATCGCGGATTGCTGTGATGAAAATATTTGTGGCGCGCCGCCCAGCTTGGCGTGGAATGAAACATGCTGACCCCAGAAAAAAACTTCTGGGATAAATTGGATCATCAGACTTTTTATGTCAAGTTATGAATCACGACATGGAAATAATTTACACCTTTTGTTTTACGATGCCTCGTAAATCAGGCCGGTGTATCACAGAAATCAGGGGTGTAGCCCATACAATTTCTATCTTTTCAATCAAGGTATTCGTCTCAGGACAGTGAACTGTAAAAGAACCGCCTGGCTGGGGAAATACCATGCCCGTAAGAAGGTCTTGTTCATGCCCACAGATTAAATGTGTTTTACAAAGTTTAATGAGACTGCGTTCCTGAAAACTGGCCTTATGAACGATATTTTCTTTTATTGGTTTTATGGGATACAATGATATTGCACCGTCCCAACCGTACCATAGACCTTCTTGATCTGTGTGTGCATTTTCAGTGACCCATTCTACGGCACACATATCATAAAAGTGAAAATTTGGTATGAAAAATTCATATTGGGGTACGGTGTGCAGCACTCTCTTAATAATTGCAGTTGTATTTTTGTCTTGTGTTTCGCCCGTGACGGAGGGCGTAGATTTGCAATATGTCGAAGCAATATGGGGCACTGGTGTGCTCTTAAACATCACTGCAACCGGATCACAATTTAGAAGCTCTGCATAGCGCTCCGCATCCCCAACCGTCATATCAATATGACCGTGCATGTGCCTACTAAGTGTTGCTGGTGTTATCCCCCGAAGCTTTGCAAATTCACTTTTTGTGTAGCCGCTTTTTTTAATTAAAAGTTCAAGATTATTCATAATATTGTCGGTATCATTATCGTTTTCAATTTTATATTTTTGTACGCGCATCCTACTAACCCTGACATATTGTGTCCAATATTTATTATTCGTAAATGACTAGACAAATTATGTCAATAAATTTACATTTGGTGTTATGACACTTGATGAGTATAGAAAAGAGAAAGGCTGGTCTTATGGCAAGCTGTCTCAAGTTCTAGATGTCGGACACAGCCGAATGACGAGCCGCTGGTGTCGAGGTGAAGTTATACCAACTAAGGAGCATATGTTACGGATCATAAAGCTTACACATGGAGCGGTGCAGCCCAATGATTTCTACATTGCAAAGCAGTGAGGACGATCTGCAAAAAGATGTTGTTGCGTTCCTAGAGTATGCCCTGCCGCCTGGGTGCGTCTTTCATCACAGCCCTAACGAAGGAAAGCGACACGTAAGTTACATCAATCGCCTTAAAAAGATGGGGACCAAGTACGGCTGGCCGGATCTTGAATTGTTTTGTCCGGGGAACTGTACATCGAGCGGTCACAACGAAGCCATCTTTATTGAACTTAAAGGTCCCAAGGGGCGGATGAATGAAAACCAAAGGCGAATGCGTGACCAGATTATGGAAGCTGGTTTTGCCTGGGCAATGTGCAAAAGCATCGAGGATGTGTACCTCTTCCTAAAGCCAAAGCTGAAGCTACAGGTGATCATGTGAAGCAAGAGCCAATCCTCATACGCTGCAAGCACTGCGGTGGCTACGGCGAGCGTGATGAGGTCTGGTTTGTTACCTATCCAGAGAAGTATCGCGGAGGTGATGGACTTGTAGAGCCAGTGACGTGCATGGTGTGCAAAGGCACCGGGCAGGTGGTGTTGGATGACTAAGCATCAGATCGAGCATATGGAATTTGATGTGTCTTATGATGAGAGGGACGGTGCATGGTTTTCGCTGCACGTGCTTGGTCAAAAGGCAGCGCTCTTCTCAGGGCCGATCAACGCTGGAATGGCTGGTCAAGTGCTTAACCTGCACAAAGCTATAAAAGATATAGAATTAAAGATTGCTTCGCACTGCGAGCATTGTGATGGAAGCGGATGGATTGAGACAGAAAAGATGGTGCGGGTGTCGGCAGAATATCAAGCATATGAGCCTGTAGGTATGCAAGAGCGTTGTGAACACTGCAATCCGTTGGGGGTTTGACATGAAATGGACAGATAAACGTGTATCTAAGTTGAAAAAATTGTGGGAGCAAGGGTATTCAGGCAGTGAGATAGCCGAAATTTTAGGCTGTGTCAGCCGCGCAGCTGTACTTGGAAAGCTTCACAGGCTGGGAATGAAAAGGAAGAAAAAATGAACCTGACAACAGAAGAGACACAGACAGTAATCCTAGCGCTGCGTGAATATCGTGAGCACTGGAACAACGACAAAGACAAAGACTTTTTTGATGAGATCAATCATTTGATGCGCCGGTTTCAGCTGTCTCTCAACAGCAAAGCAATTTACAAAGAGTATCGCGAAAAAAAAATGAAAGCTGGCGAGAAAGAATTGTTGGTTGATGAAGACGATGAAGTAACACACACGCGCGTTATCGGGGCAAAAGAATGGATACCTTTAAAAAAAATTGAACGATCAGCGGAGATTAAAGACCACTGAGATCCATCACGGAGTGTGGATAAAATTAAGGGGTTGACTGATTTTTTGCAGTGTTTTTAAAATCGCGAAGCGTTAAGACATGTATCATATCTGCGCTCAGATCTGCGCTCATATCTGTACAACTTATCTGATAAAGCGCGCCGCTAAAAAGCGCGCTTATATCAGATCTCATACGTATCATATGGGTAATTTTTCCTTCAGGAGATTTTTCTGTGGATAACCCTGACGTAAGCCAGCTCTCAGATATTTTTTTTGAAGCGGCGGAAACAGAGCGCAAACTACCACCAGCATTTCGAAAGCAGAAGATGTCTGCATGGCCAGACTACCCGCAGGAGTGGAGCGCATACGGTTACAGTGAGTATAAACCAGGCTTGCCCAAAGCTACGCCAGTGCAGATTGACGCATACGAGCGCGCACTCTTTCTAACCATCGAGATGATGGACAAAGATGATAGGCAAATTGTTTGGGCAGTGGCGCATAGCGCTGCATTTAGAGAGCGTGGCCCAAAATGGAAAAAGCTGGCAGACGTAAAAGGGCTTACAGATGGTAGGCAGATAAAACGTCGTTACACAGATGCACTCATTAGGTTGTGGTATAAGGTACGAGCGCAAGATGATGAAATCTTAGCACAATACTTTTGACAGTAAAAAAACAAGCTTTATTTGACAGTAAATGTCATGCCATATAACAATATATTACATAGTGCTTGCGCCAATGCGCGAAATGTAGTACAGCGCATAGTATACTAGACTTGATGTCTCATTTGAGCAAAAGCGTGTGAGGTATTGATCTGGTGTTCATTCTGCAGCTGGCAATCTTTTCCGTGACGCTACACCTGATCAGATTTGATTGCCAGCGTAATTAACCTCCCTGAACTAAACCCAGCCGCGTCCCATTCATTCTAATCAGACTACCTTAGCCTCATACTGCTGCGGCTGGGCTTTTTATGGAGGGTTTGGAGGATTTGGAGCTTTGCATGACCGTTACACCTCTAAGAAAAAAACCACGCATTTCTAAACAGATTATGGAAAAAATATGTCTTGGATTAATGGAAGGTAAAAGCCTCAGAGGCTTATGTACTGCACCAGATATGCCAAGCCATATGTCAGTGTATCGGCACATCAGAGAAGATGAAGACGCATATGTCATGTACGATAGCGCCAGGCAGATCCAATGTGAGAACCTGAGAGAAGAGATATTGCAGCTCGTAGAAGCTCCGCTGCCAGATGATCCGAAATTGGCTATGGCTGAGGTACAGCGTAGACGCTTAGAAGCCGATCAGAAAGATAAGTTCATCAGACAGCTTGCTCCGCTCGGCCTTCGAGGAAAAGCAGAGGATGGCAAGGGGCAGCAACAGGCAGGGACCATTGTGTTGCAGTGGTCAGAGGCAGGTTAGTGAATAGGGTGTATTTGTTTTTCTTGTATACATCCTGTGACGGTTCGCGCGCGCGAGACACACCCAGCAACTCTTTTGTTTTTTCTTTTTTTAAATCAGCTGTGGCACCAGCTGCGGCACCAGAGATGTATAACCTGTTGATAATAAACAAAAGGAGCGCGGGGATACACCCCGATACAGTATATTTACCGGCCGACGCCGACCCCCACCCCCCAAAAAACTGCGCGCCGATCAGTAACATATAAAAGAGGCCAGAGATGGCACCACACTCACACACTGCCATGCAAACAATAACAATCCCATACTCACCGCGTCCTCTACAGCGTAAGCTGCATGATGAGATGCAGACCAAGCGCTGGGGCGTTGTGGTGTGTCACCGGCGTTTTGGCAAGACTGTGTGGGCCATAAACCATATCTTGCGGGATGCTATTCTTTCTCAGGAAACCAACCCCAGGTACGCTTATATGGCTCCTACGTATAGGCAGGCAAAGAATGTGGCGTGGGATTATCTAAAGCAATTTGCTGGTCAGATCCCTAGTGTGCGGTTTCATGAGACTGAACTGAGGTGTGATTTGCCTACGGGTGCTAGGATAAGCTTACTGGGAGCTGAGAACCCGGATAGTTTACGGGGGATATACTTGGACGGTTGTGTGATGGATGAGGTTGCGCAGATGCCTGAGAATGTTTTTCCAGAGGTAATTAGGCCAGCGTTGAGTGATCGTAAGGGTTGGGCGGTGTTTGTTGGTACGCCAATGGGTCACAACACTTTTTTTGATTTGTATGAGCAAGCTAAGTCGAATGATGAGTGGTTGACGGCTGTTTACCGTGCTTCTGAGACAGCTTTGTTGGACGATGAGGAATTGGATGCTGCCCGTGCCATGATGAGTGCGGATCAGTATGCGCAGGAATTTGAGTGTTCATGGAATGCGAATGTTCCTGGAAGTATTTACGGTAAGGAGCTTGAGGCATCTGTGGATGCTGGTCGTGTGAGTAATGTTCCGTATGATCCTTCTGTGCCGGTTGATACTTGGTGGGACTTGGGTATTGGCGATAGCACGGCTGTTTGGTTTACGCAGAGTGTGGGTCGTGCGATCCATGTGATAGATTTCTATGAGAATAGGAATGAGGGGTTGCCTCATTATTGTCATGTATTGAATGGCAAAGGTTATTTGTATGGGACGCATAATGCGCCTCATGACATTGAGGTACGTGAGCTGGGGTCTGGCAAGAGTAGGCGTGAGACTGCTTATGATTTAGGCTTAAACTTTCGTGTGGTTCCAAAGTTGCCTTTGGAGGACGGGATACATGCGGCTCAGATGATAATACCACGGTGTTGGTTTGATCGTGATGCTTGCAAGGTGGGTCTTGAGGCGCTGCGTCAGTATCATCGAGCGTATAATGAGAGAACGCGGAGTTTTCGCAGTTCGCCGGTTCATGATTGGTCTAGCCATGCAGCTGATGCTTGGCGGTATTTTGCGGTTGGATTGAGAGAGACTAGGGACAATGGACGCCCACCCCAGAGAATGGCGGTCACCGCCTATGATCCATTTGCGGCGTAAGGTAGGGATATGGTACAAATTCTTGATGATCTAAGATTTGCTGTTAACAACATAGTGAGCGGTGCGGCATTTGTGAATGACCCTGTAAAGGCATCGTCTTTGCTTGCAGGGGTTGGCGAAAATAAATCTGCGGAACAGATATTTGCGGATCGTTTGTCTGTAAAACTGACACAACAGCAAAACAACCAGGTTGGGCCTACCTCTGGTGGATCTGGTGCGAAGGGCGCAAAATCAATTGCTGCGCAAGAAGACGTTTCTCAGCTCGATGTCATGAGTGTCATGCCTTACCTGAGTGAGAGCGTAAGTGGCGGTGGGTCAACGTATTATGAGTCGATTGAGGCGGGTGACAATATAAATGCTAAAGTAGGCCGTCGTGACGGTGATTTTTACTTATACATAGAAGATGGTGATGGTGTAACGAAAGAGTTATCTAGTTTTAGAGGTGAGGGCTTTAGCGGTAAAAACAAGCTCAACAAGGCCGCATCGATTATCAATGCGTTAAATAATATCTCTTCAGTACAAGGGCAATCAGACACCGGTGGTGATACTGGTACAACTACTGGTGGTAATACTGGTACGACTACTGATGGTAATACTGGAGCTACAACCGGTACGACTACTGGAGCTACAACTGGCGATGGTACAAATGTCACAAAAACACTAGATACCAATCTCAATCTAGAAAATACTGATGATAAACAAGAGTCTAAGGATGCTACTGAGACAGTTGAAGAAGAATATCAAGATGTGGTTGAGCAAGCAGCAAACACATTTGGTTCCGGCAATGCGGTTGCTGTTTCTGGCGGTCAGAGCGTTGGGTCGCCAATAACTTTGACAGGCACTCCAGAAGGGCAGTTTACAACGGAAGACATACTTAAGGCATCTACTGGGCTTCAAGAAGCCTATGCTGCGTATGATATTGATGGCAGCGGTCGTATTACATCCAATGATGCTTTGATGTATCAACGCGCGCTGGATGCTGCCGGTGTTACCGTGACCTTAGGACAAGAAAATGAAGGCGCTAATCTTGGCGGGACAACTGAGCAAAATGAAAGCTTGTTTTCAGATAATGAA